AGATTATTGACAAAAGTTGTTTCGTCATTCTCCGTATAATCTTGAATAGCTGTTTTAAGTTGATCGTATGTAAAGCTCATGTCATCACACTATTGTTATGTTTCCTACCATAGCACTATGATTAGTGCATTGATATACTAGAGAAGTGTCAGTTGGTTCATGGGGTACAATAAATTGCGTTAAACCCGTAGTTGAGTTAAAGTTTTCTGTAACACCCGTAGTAAAAGCAGAACCACCATCAGATGTTCTAATCTGCAAAGGATGACTACTTACATTTGCAGTGTTGTCTATAAGGTATGTGTGACCCTTGTAAAAAGTAAAATTTGGGTTGTTTCCCGCAGTAGCTCCGGGGCCAGTAAAAGTATATGCAGATGAACCGCTTGTCCCTGCTGTATATTTAGTTACTGGACCAGTTGTCTCATCATTTAGTCTGAGCCACGCACCACCGTGCGCGAAATAAAGACCGCCAGTTGCATGAACATGGGCTATCGCGCCATGATATGTAGATGCGCTTGGTAGATCGCTCAAAGCTGCGTAGTAAAAAACAATTTTGTTCGCACCAGAACTAACGTCCAGTAATCCATTTGAGTCAATTATGTCTGTAAGAGTTGTGCCGTTACCAAGGGCAGCATACACCTCGTTGAAATTATCGTTTATTTTATCTGCACCCGCACGAAGAGTATCTCCTGTGCCGTCATTGGCAGATGAACCAATACCTACTGTTTGTTTTGCCATTTTCTATCCCTCGTCGAATGTATCTGATGTTGAGTCTAAGGTAACAGACGTATTATCGAATCTTGGCACAGAGCTTGTTATAGACACTGTAACGCTTCCTACTGATCCTGTTGCAGAAACGCCCGTAACAAGATCTTCTGAATCAGTTGGGTTGACAACGACTGAGCCAACTTGTCCCAAAGCAATTAAATTATTAGCCGGAGTAATTCCTTCTATTTCCTTAAAACCAACAGGCATAAAACCATACTGTATTGCTCTTTCTGAGGCCACGTCTTGTGGGGGACGGGCATCCTGCAAAGCTTGAGCATCAATAACTTTACGAAACGGACCTAACTGCGGCTGTTTTCTTTCAAACTCATCTTTACCAACTAATGCCCCATTCCATTCTCGACGCATATCTTTGTATCGATACCGAAAACCAGACCGATCTGATATAGCGTAAGCGTTTTTTCCAGAGGCAAACTTAGTCATTAGGTTGTCCTAAAATACTGAAACTGAGGCACTACATTGAAAGAAGCTCTGTCTCGATCCTCCGCCATAGCCCTTTCAAACTCTTCTTCGTAAACCGCTTTTAAAAGCTGTAAACGATTGGGTGCTCTTTTGAGTGCAATATAATACGCCAAACCCGCAGCTAAACATGGATAAAACCTAAAAGGCATGTCTAATGTGTTTACTTGGGCATCAGCATCGTCCATCCGCGTAAGAGCATCATAAACAATTACATCTGTGCTGTTGTCTGGGACGGGCCACACTTTCAGATTTGGAGTTATTTGCCTGTCAAGAAAAAACTGAGACGGCCTTCCTTGTGTTGTTTTTACAGGAATAGACAAAAAAGTATCTCTGCTTACGCGAGTCAAAGCAAAATCAGTATTATCCCTTCGAACCACTAGCGACAGAACATCTATGACATCTGCGCCAAGATCATACTCTCCATCAGCTTGCGTAACCGTTTGCGTCCGCTGTTTAATAGTCCACTGATTTAAACCCCTGTTTGCCCACTCTGCAAGCATAAGATTAAGAGATCTCTTCGCTGTTTTAAGATCATATCCTGTTCGAACCTCAAGACCGCAACGCTCAAAAGCTTCTTCAATGTATTCTGCTACATCTAATTCAAAATCTTTTGATCCTGATACAGTCATGTTTAATCCTCGTTATACAGGTTATCAAAAACCCTGTTTACATCTAGTGTATAGTCTAAATCACTTTTTGAATAGTGTATATGTTGTGACGGTTTGAAGTCTGGCGCACCCTCTCCTGCGGCAAACCATGCGGGATGTGTAACTCGTACTCTATTATTTGGTAATGCAACTATATTGCCCGTCCAATCTCCGGCATCTAAAAGCTGTAAGACATGACTTTGTTTATGCTGTGCAGGATCATCGGCTATTTCACTTTCGGCATAATCCACAGTAAAAAGATACTTTGCCGGAAACATGCTTCCGTCAATCTTTGCAAGCCAAGGACATGGCGTTGCACGATCCATAACAAAAACAGAATGATGAAAAGACGCACAGTCCCATGGTTGCGCATCGTAAGTGTCCATAGGTTCGGGCCACTCTTCAAGTGGTATATCTGCAACAAGAGCCGTTAAAGGCATTCTCGCCCACATTGCTCCGCCATGTACAGTGTCTTCTTCTTCCCCTTCGGCTTCACTCCCAGTAAAAATTACTTGAAAGCTTAAACACCTGTTAGGCATCGTAGTAACACCGATTACCATTGCATGTAAAAATTCGCCGTGGTACTTCTCATGGTTGTGAGTGTATTCACGGCGAATCCATGCCTTAAAGTAAGGCACATTTGAATGTAAATACGCCATTACTTTTTCTTTGCGGCCCCGCCTTTTGCCATTGGGCGTAGTTCCATACCTTTTTGTTTTGCCGCGCTTCGTAATTGTGCCATAGTCATAGCACCGCCGCCCGTCATCATTTTTGTAGGTTTTTTACCGCCCATTGCGCCGCCTTTAGACCGACGTTTTACACCGCCCATTGCGCCACCTTTGGATCTGCGTTTTACGCCACCCATTGCACCGCCTTTGGATCTGCGTTTTACGCCACCCATTGCACCGCCTTTAGATCTTGTACGAACTTTTGCGCCACCTGATCTTTTACCCTTACTCTTCATTGCCATCCTTATCTCCTTTCAAAAGTTATGCAGATACAGAACCAGTGGTTCTTTTTCTACGGTTTGACAATACTGCACCACAACCTCTAGCTATGATTCCTTTTTTACCTTTTTTGTTTTTGGGGGACGGCCTCTTGGCTTTTTGCCTTTCGATTGCACCGCCGTTGCTTGCGAACTTAACTTCTGCTTCTTTTGTGTTTTTAACAAAGGTTTTGCCTTTGCTGCCTTCGGTTTTCTTTTTTCTGGCAGTGGCTGCTCTTTCGGCTTTCGAAAGACTATTCGCTTTAGACCTTGGAAGACACCTGTCAGGATTCTTTTTATCCTTTGAAGTGCCGCACTTACCTTTAATTTCACCATCAGAACCAATCCTTACCCAGTCTTGTTTCAACCATTTTTTAAGCTCGCCCATAAAATTACCTTTTTGGTTTGATAACTTTCTTCAAGCTTTTCGCTTGTTTCGCATGTGTTTTAGAAGCCTTATTAAGACCCCTTATCACTTTTTTTACAGTTGCTCTTTGCTTTCTGTTAACCATTATCTACCCTTTCTTTTACCGCCTTTTGATTTTTTGGCGTAATTAGGATCTTTGCAGTACTTTGATGCAGCTAAGTTGGCGTAGGCAGAAGGATAAGTGTCAAAAGTTCTTTGCGCCCAAGCTTTTCCTTCTGGACAGATTTTACTTCCTTTGCTTTTCTTTGATGCCGATTTAGACTTTCTTGAATAACTCATAAAAATTTCCCCGCTATCGCTGTGGCAACGATAAGAATAGCTATACCCCAAAGACGCATATCTAACTTATCAAGCTGTTTATCAATTTTTTTGTATCGCTCATTACATTCAGCTTCATGTCTTTCCAAACGATTTAAAAGATCATTTATATCCATCAACATTTCCATCTTTTTCTAGCTTGCCGCAAACGTGAATTAGGATCTTTTGCCGCTTTTGGAAATTTTTTCATTTGTCCTGCTGAACGAGCACAAAATGATTTACGACGTTTATCCGCCTTACTTCCTTTTTTAACTTTTCCCGTAACCGCAGTTTTAAGTTTTGATCCGGGATTTTTGCGTCTATATGCCGCCACCCCTGCCGGGGTCATTCCCGCCCCCTTTTCTGTAGGGCGGAAATTCTTTTTATTACGCTTCGGCATACTATCGCTTTTGCGTTTCTTTTCTTTAGACGACTTTGTTTTTACCTTAGACGCCATAGGCCCACCTTAAC